CCTGAAGGGCCTCCCGGTGCTGTGGTGTGACACCACGTAGGTTACCATAAATCCTACGTCTCTAGCCATACTGAAAGGAGTTCACGTGACACGACGTTCTAGAGTTCTGAGTTTATACTCGGAGCCCTATTATGCGCTTAACGATTCGCTTCGCGATCCTAAACGCATGGTGAACATCGTGGGGAGACAGGTGACTGACTCCCAAAGCAATCTCTGGCCCTCTAATAAAGGGTCAGGGTTGGATGTTGGTTCGGAGTTCAACACAACCAAGGATTCTCTCGAGATTGATCGCGCTGCTCATCTTGACACGCGTTGGAAACTTTCCAACACGATGATCAATGAGTATGTGGGACCGATCTTCACAGAGTATCCACAGGCTGTGCTTAATGATCTCCGCACCAAGGTTAATTTGTCGAGTGCCCTTACCTTAGATGGTATGGGTGCTACGGCTATTTCCAAGGTGCTACCAACAAATCCAGCGGTCGACGCTGTTACCTTTGCTGCAGAGCTTGCCAGTGATGGCATCCCTAAAGCAATTGGTCAGTCACTTCTGAAGGATAGGAAGAAGCCCCTTCGAGGGCTCGCTTCTGAAAACCTGAACTATCAGTTCGGGATTGCCCCAGTCGTGAGTGACGTCATGAGCCTGGTCGATACTGTTTCGAAATCTGATAAGATCTTGAAGCAGTACGAACGGGACTCAGGTCGTAACATTCGTCGAACGTATCGCTTTCCCACGTTTCATGAGAATACGACTGCCTCTAGCATCCTGGGGGTTCGCCCCTGGGCTGCTGGAAGTACGACGTATCTCATTAACTCGGGACAAAAGACTGTAATACAGACCGTAAAGCGCGATGTCTGGTTTTCTGGCTGCTTCACTTACTACCTCAACCTGGGAAGTTCTCAGGCTGATAGGTTGGAGTATGCAGCTCAGCAGGCAAAGCGTCTTTACGGCGTTAGGCTTACGCCCGACGTATTATGGAATCTTGCCCCTTGGAGCTGGGCCGCCGATTGGGTGACAAATACTGGAGATGTTCTCAAGAATTTGTCAGCTTTCTCGATGGACGGCCTTGTCATGCGCTATGGCTACATAATGGAGCATTATACCATTATGCGGTCTCAGCGTATCACTGGACTATATGCCCCTTATGGGGGACTATCGTCTAGTTCCGTTGGAGAAACATACCGCTTTGAGCGGAAGATTCGCCGACGGGCGACACCTTTCGGATTCGGGCTGGACCCTGGGTCGTTTACGACCCGTCAGTGGTCCATCCTCGCGTCTCTCGGTATAACCCGAGCGATGCGCTAGCTTTTAAGCTAGGAGTTCCGAGCGATGCCTTACAAGGCTAGCTCTTATCAGGGGGGGCTGGTGATCCCAGCCTCCCCGCACTCACCCCTTAAGGAGTAATTGCCATGGCTTATGCAGATCCTCAGTCCGTTAGCATCGGAGCAGCCACTGTCAGCCTTCCGCGTACGTCCTCCGGAGTTAACTCCGGTGCGTTCGCGGATGGTGATCGTTCGGTCACTCTGTCGGTTTCGCATTCCTACGGGAAGCGGACCCGACGGACCATCCGTCTCGATCACGCGAAAATCGCGCCTGATCAGTTCACTGCGGCCAACATGCGTCACACGATGAGTACTTACATCGTGGTCGATGTCCCGCAGTCCGGCTACTCCCTTGCGGAGGCAAAGGAGGTAGTTGACGGTCTCGTCAAGTACCTCTCCGCTTCCACGGGCGCCTCTGTCGCCAAGCTTCTTGGCGGAGAGAACTAACTAACTGCGTAACTATGGCGAAGGAAGACCTACCTCTATTAGGAGGGGCCTTGAATAGCCTTTTGTTACTCATGAGGGAGGTCACCCATGAAATGGGTGACCTGTGTCACACTAGCACCCGTCGCGATCTTAAAACGATCGAGACGCGGTTCGATCACGAAGGCGAATCGTTTCTTACGATTACGCTCCCGACCTTTGCATCAGACCTCCAAAAAGGTCTGGCTCAAGGGTACGTGGATCACGACCTGTTTCGAGGTTTCTCGTTTACAGGCGGCCTCCCCCGATTTCTCGGAGGTGTCCTTGATCTCGTGTTCGATCGAACAAGTGGAAAGTTGAGAGATGATCCATCAGTTGACGCAATCCGTGCCATACGGCAGATTACAATGCTGTGTGGTAAGGTTGAGTTACCCTGTAGTAGTACTAGGGTTACTCGTGCCATTGATGGTTACATCTCTTGTGAGCAGGAGGTTGTGGAGGCAGATAGTCGACGATCCGACCAAGAATATTCGGATTTCGTACGACTATCTCGCCTTTTGTGGGCTGACACGTTCCAGAAAGTGGATGAAGACATCTACTTTGGACGTGTCACTCCACGCCACGGGCCTGGTGCCACTGCTGACCGTCTTTCGGGAAACCGAAAATACGATCAGAAAGAGTGGACCACCAGGCTTGAAGAGATTTTTCCTTCGTGGAACTATCTCGTTCCGAATTGGCACTTCAATGAAGTCCTTTCGGGTATCAACCTCCTCGAACCCGGAGCTGAGCGACCTGTAAGGGTCGTTACAGTTCCTAAAACGTTGAAGACCCCTAGAATTATCGCTATCGAGCCTACTTGCATGCAATACATGCAGCAGGCTCTTTGCGAGAAATTCTACGAACACATCGAGAATGACTCCTCGAGGTCGTTCGTCGGTTTCCGACAGCAAGAGCCTAACCAGGAACTTGCTCGGATAGGCTCCCTTGACGGTAGCCTAGCTACGCTCGATTTGAGCGAAGCTTCCGATCGTGTCTCCAATCAGCTTGTGAGGGCCATGTTGAAAGACTTCCCCAATTTATTTGAGGCTGTCGATGCAACACGGTCCCGCAAGGCTGACGTACCTGGCCACGGAATTATCCGTCTGGCCAAGTTCGCGTCTATGGGTTCAGCACTCTGCTTTCCCGTCGAAGCCCTGGTGTTTTCAACACTAGTGTTTCTAGGGATTGAAGATGTGCTCAACCGACCACTCTCCGAAGAAGACCTTAAGGCCTTCGACGGGTTGGTGCGCGTCTACGGGGACGATATGATCGTCCCTGTAGAATATGTGTCATCCGTTGTCGCGAGACTCGAAGCTTTTGGGTTTCGAGTTAATCGCGGCAAGTCTTTCTGGACTGGAAAGTTCAGAGAGTCTTGCGGCAAGGATTATTATGACGGTCACGACATAACAGTCGTGAGGGTCCGTCAGATGCTCCCTGCACATCGGAGTGACGCCCAGGAGATTATCGCAACCACTGCCCTTAGAAATAATTTCTATTGGCATGGGTTGTGGTCCACGTCTTCGTGGCTCGACTCCTACATGAAACGTATCATACCGTTTCCTGTTGTGGAGCCGGAATCCCCTGCATTAGGGCGACATTCAGTCTTGGGTCATGAGACCCAAAGAATGAGTGTTCCTTTACAGAAGCCTCTTGTCAAGGCCTTCCGTGAAAGGTCCATCATCCCTGATAGTGATATCTCGGATGTTGGCGCTCTAATGAAGTTCTTCCTGAAGCGGGGCGAAAAGCCCGCTGCTGATGTGAAGCACTTGGAGCGTTACGGACGTCCCAAGCACGTCGACATACAG